ACACCCAGTGTGTGCCGATTGGTGGCCGCCGCCTTTCTTGAAAACAAAAACAATTACCCGCAGGTTAATCACAAAGACGAAAATAAGCAAAACGACCGGGCAGACAACCTTGAGTGGTGTACACCAGAATACAACAACGCATATGGTACAAGAGCACAAAGAAGCGGCGAAAAGCGTCGAAAACCAGTAAACCAATACGATTTAAACGGCAACCTTATCAAGCGATGGGGGAGCATCCGAGAAGCTTCAAAAATTTTAAAAATAGACAATTCTCACATTACGCGATGTTGCAGAAAACGGCTGAAGAAAACTGGCGGTTTTATGTGGCAATACGCAGAAAATAACTAAAAGGAGATTATTGACGAATGAAAGCAATTAACGATTGGGATAAAGTACAAGCTTCGGGAACTTATGAAACACTCCCCGCCGGCGGATATGTCTGCGAGATCAAAGCCGCCAGCGAGAAACCGAACAAAAACAACGGCGGCAGCCATTTGGAAATCCTTTTTGATATCGTCGAAGGCGATTATGCCGGGTGGTTTAAGCGCGATTGGGACGGCCAGATGCGGGAAGATAAGTTTTGGCGGGGTATCATAAACCAAAACATACCAGACGAAAACAGCCCGAAATACGAAGCACAGAAGAGCTTTTTCAAGCGCTTTACGCAAAACATAGAGGACTCCAACAGCGGCTATCACTGGGCGTGGGACGAGAAGACCTTGAAAGGGAAAAAATGTGGCATTGTTTTTGGCGAACGGGAAAAAGAGAGCAAAACCGGAAACATCTATACGGTAACGGACGCTAACGCACTTGTGACCGTAGAGGCCATACGGGACGGCAAATTCACCGTGCCGCCTATAAAAAAGCTGCAGAAGGTTTCGGGCGGAGCCGCCGACTGGACAAGCTTTGCCGACGCTGCGGAAGACGAGAGCGACCTTCCATTTTAAGGGGGGCTTTGTTTGAATCCGTTTGACCTCACGGATACTTTAGAGACCATGACGATCCTTGTTGACACGCGAGAACAGGACACAACAAAAGCCCGCCGGCGGTACGCCTCTTTCGGTGTGCCGTGGCGGCGGGAAAAGCTGGATTGGGGCGACTACTCAGCGGAGTTTACCGCCCCAAACGGTAAAGTAATATCACTTAACAGCAACGTAGCTGTTGAGCGTAAGATGAGCCTTGACGAACTTTGCCATTGTTTCTGCCAGGATCGCGGGCGCTTTGAACGTGAATTTAACCGGGCAAAGAAGCTGTATCTGCTGATAGAGGGCGCGTCGTGGGAGTCAATTTATGCCGGTCGCTATCGTAGCAAGATGACCGCAAAGGCGCTTGTTGCCTCACTTTTGGCGTATACCGCGCGCTATAATTGTGTGCCTCAGTTTTGTGAGCCGGGAACAAGCGGGCGGTTGATAAAGGACATTTTGTATCGAGAGGGAAAAGAGTTTTTGGAGTCTCTGCCATACGAAGGAGATAAAGAGGTAGTACCGTAATGGGAATGGGTGACAAGAAAAAAGCCTTTACGCCATATCACAAGAAATATGTGTGCGTCAGCTGCGGAAACGAGTACGTTGACACGGTGATGCGGAAGTGCCCCCATCCGGCCGTTGTAAAAGCTGGCGGCGGCAAGGCGAGAGTTTGTATGTACTGCTGCCGCCGGAAACCGTGTGTGCATTATGCACAAAATGAGTGGGGCGGAAGCCTCTGCACGCTTGATTTAGGGAGTGAATAATTATGCGTTTGATAGATGCCGATTGGTTAAGGGAAGAATTTAAGAATGGTTATTACATGGCCGGAAAATTCCGGATGCCGTTCCCCATGTGGATTGATACGATCCCGACGGTTGAGATACCGCCGCACATAGAGACGAACCTGTACGACAAGATTGAGACGCACGAAAACTGCACGGTTGAAATCCTCCACAACACTTCGACGGGCGAATACTCAGTTGGCTGGTGGGACAATGAGTGAGGGCGGCGACAGCTTTGTCGTGTATGACAGCTATCTCAGGACGGCCCGCGAGTTGCCGGACGGAGACTATGAGCGGTATGTAACGGCAATTTGCGAGTACGGCGTATTTGACAAAGAGCCGACGTGGGACAATATCAGCCCGAAAAATCGTCCGGCCTGTAAGATGGCTTTTGTCCAAATCCGGGCTTCTTTGGACGCAAGTCATGACAGATATGCCGCCTCAGTTGAGAACGGAAAGAAGGGCGGAAGACCGAAAAAATACAATGAAAAAGACATCCTTGCGGCCATAAAAATGGGTGGGACAAAAGGGTTAAGCGCCAGGCAGATTGCAAAGGAGATCGGGTGTAGCCGCAAAACCGTTGATAGAGCTATAAAAAAAGAACATTTACAGGGGGTGGGACAAAACCGACAAAACCCCAATGATAATGGAAATGATAAGGGGATAATGTCCCATTATCATGGTCCATTATCTGTGGCTTCGCCGGAGGGCGGTAATCCGCCCCCGTCTCAGCCCATTATGACGACACAGGAAATGATAGCAAAAATCAAAGCAAAAGAGGACGAACGACTCAGGGCGGAAGAAGAAAAACGCATGGCTCAGCTGGTAGAGGAAGAAAAGCGGCGAGACGCCGTTCAAGCTGTGAGAGAGGCGCGGCTGAAGATTTTACAGGGGGAAAGCGAGGGGAAGGTGATTGCAGAGGATTGACGCCTCAGTAGAAATTGGGATCATAGGGTCCATGCTGCTGGACGATAAGTGCATTGAGTCAGTTTTGCGGACTGTGACGGCGGAAGATTTCACAAGCGCCAGCGCAAAGCGGATTTTTGAGATGATCGCGGAGATGGCAAAGGATAAGAAGGCCGTTGATATTCTGACGGTCATTGATGCGCTGGATAATGATGCGGGGTTAAAACAGTATGCTGTTGAGGCGTTGAATGTTACGCCGACAGCCGCGAACGTGGAGACATATTGTCAGCTGCTTAAAGCTCAGTCTCAACGAGATAAGCTGGCGAAGATGGCTCAGGATATTGATGGCGCTTTGTTCGCTGGGGACGATTATGAGGCCGTATTGACTCAGGCAAAGACGAGGCTTGATAATATCGAGCGCGTCAGTTTGGCACCGCTGAAATCTTCCGACGCGCTGATGCAGTGGTTCAGCTACTATGAGCGGGTGAAAAATGACCCAGACTCAGCTTATTGTGCGACCGGGTACGGCGATCTTGACAGAGCTTTAGGCGGCGGGCTGTTTAATGACGAAGTATACATATTAGCGGCGAGACCAGGCATGGGAAAGACGACTCAGGCGATTGATATCGCGGAAAAGGTGACTCAGCGAGGACGGCCGGTTTTGTTTGCGTCCTTGGAAATGTCAGCAATACAGATCACCTCTAAGCGCCTGGCAAACGTTTCAGGCATGAATTACACGCGGCTACTCCGCGGGCGACTCAGTGGTGACGATATGTCTCAGGTATACCAAGCCGCCGACGCCGTATCTAATAGGCCCTTTTTTGTCGTTGACTCAGTGTATACGGTGGGAGATATTGAGCGATACGCTCTTGCTATAAACAATCTTGCGCTCATCGTTGTTGACTATCTCGGTTTAATTCAGACGGGTGAACGGCCTGTTAGCCGCTATGAGGAGATTACCCACATATCAGCCGAACTAAAGGCCCTGGCTAAACGCCTTCATAAACCGATTTTGGTGCTGGCTCAGTTAAATCGCGAAAATACAACACGTTCAGACAAACGCCCGACGATGGCCGACCTTAGAGACTCAGGCGCTATAGAGCAGGACGCCGGCGCCGTAATCTTATTACACCGTGAGTCATATTACAAGCCGGAAGAGGAGGCGCCTCAGGTTGAAACAATCGAACTCATCATAGCCAAAAACCGCCACGCTGCGCCCTGTACGGTCAAGATGCTTTGGAATGGCGAGTCAGGCCGAATAAACGAAATAAGCGACAAGGATATGCCGTTTTAAGCACAAAAAAACAGACGGGGGATTTCTCCCTCGCCTGTTTATGGGTCGATTCAATTCATTCTAACAGATCTTCTATGTAACAATCCAATGCCTTTGCCAAACGCCTTAGCGTGTCGCCGGCAGCCTTGTTGATATCACGAAAACCTTGTTCATAGTGCTGGATAACCTTTTTGCTTACTCCGGCCTTTTCGGAAAGCTGCGCCTGGCTCAATCCCTTGTTCTGGCGGCGTGCTGATAGTTTGCTCATATCGCGTCCCCTCCGTTACTGTATCACGACCGGGCACAATATCGCGCCCTCCTCCGGCCCGGTTATATATGCGGGCTTTTTTTCTCCGGTTATGCGAATTGATGACGTATTGCAAAAATTCAAACAATCTAACAAATATTCTGGATTAAAACCGACATAGCGATCTTCTGAAAATTTGAAGACATAGGGCTGCAATCCGGCATTCCGATTTTTCCGTGCGGCTTTTTCTATGGCAATATGCTTTTTCAATCCTGCAATATCAATTTCAATTTCCGGCGCGTCGCACTCGCTCCATTCGTCGAAAAGATTTTTTGCATTTTTAAGGCCGAAAGTTGTGTTTTCTTTTTCTATGTTGTAGGTGTTTTTTGTGAAAAATCCGTAAAATCCATTTAAAAATATATGCCAGCCGTCCGCACCTTCAATATTCACATATGTATTTTTAAAATCATCCAGCCACCAGCAATCAGCCCGGAAAAGCCTTTTCAATATTGCCGCTTTACTTGCGCCCGCGGATTTTTTGACTGCTTCTGCCTGTATTGCTTCTTCAAGCTGCGCGCGAATTTTAAACCAATCAATCCCCGATATAACAACTTCTCGCGCCTCATTGTTATAGTGCGAATTTAAGATTTTATAAAATTCTGTATTAGTCATTTTTTCGATCCTCCATTAATTCATCAAAATTATCATAGCCGAGCATCTCTGCAATAAGATCTTCATCGAACCAGAAAAGCTCATTGATTGTTATTTCCGATACGCCGTCCGGATAAATTTCTCTAAGCTGGTAAAAAATGTTGTCTAATTCATCATAAGTCAAATATTTTGCCGTATCTCTGGCGCCGCCAAAAAAATCAAAATTATGCCCAGATATTTCTGTAAATATTTTTAACATTGTTTTCTCCTCCTTTATGCACTTTACCATTCGAGAATTGTTATGCCGGGGCCGTACACGGTTACACAAAGGACATATTCGGGAAAACGGTACACCGGAAAATATTGCCCGTTTCCCAAATCCCGAACGCCACACAGAACGCCCGGATATTGAGGCTCCGCACTCCGGCAAATTTTAAATGGATATGTTGTCCTTAATCTATCAATATATGCACCTTGCGACGCGGCTTTTTTATATTTCATATTATCCCCCTTCAGTCAAGCGTCGTTCCTATTTCAACATCGTATTTTTCGGAAACGTCCCGCCGGATATCCGATAAATCTTCAAGGATATACTCTCCCCGCGTATGCGACACGGCAGAAAGTCTCTGTAAATACTTCATTCGGCTTTCAAGCTCTTCCGCAGCCTGCTCCTCTTTTTTGCCGCTAACAGTATAGTCAAAAAGCCCTCCGAATTGATTTTCAACGATTTTCATTTTATTTTCCTCCCTTTATTTTGGGGGGCCTGTTGCCCTCCTCTATCTGTGCCCATTGTACCACCGTAGGTACACATTGTCAACATGGCAATATGCCAAAAGATCATAACCCTGTTTTGTACATAATGTACACCTACAGATACCCAAATACGAAAGGAATGATTCACCTATGTCACCCCAAAAATCAGCCGGTGCTTCCGGCGCGAAAAAAACAGGCAATTCTGGTAATACGAAAACTAAAGCCACCAATGCTGCCGAGTCTTCGGGGGCGATGACAAAATTTGAAAATGATGTCGTCAAACAAAAACGAAAGCGCCCAGATGTCGCCGAGCGCGACTCTGTTCATCTGGAACCTGGCGAGAATACAAGCTATACCGCCCACACTCTTTCCATTGCCGCCTTGCCATCTATTGACACCAACGATGCCGACGCTATGGAAAAACGAACACGCGAATATTTTTCCCTTTGCGCGCAGCACGACATGAAACCATCGTGGGCCGGCCTTGCCCTTGCTTACGGCATAGACCGGAGAACGTTGTGGACATGGTGTACACAGAGGGTGGACAAACCTCCACGAGTGGTGGACACTCTAAAAAAAGCTAAGCTTGCTCTGACGGCGCTTATGGAAGACTATATGCAGAATGGGAAGATCAATCCCGTAAGCGGAATATTCCTCATGAAGAACAATATGGGATACCAGGACAAACAAGAGTACGTCTTGACGCCAAATCAACCAATGGGCGAAACCGTTGACGCCGCGCAACTTATTGACGCCGCCGGAGAATTGCCAGACGAATAAAACCTATGCCCTTAAACGCAACATTGTGTTTGAGGGCGTTTTTTTGCGTTCTAAGCGATTTTTACGCGTGGGTATGTTCTTTCATAGGAAAGATAGAAAAATTGCTTGTGCGTGAGAATTTGGCCGCTAAAATTGATTTTGCGGTGTGTTTTTGATTGCGTGGGCGATTTTCGCGTTATTTTTTTATCCTCCTATTGACTTTTTATCGGTTGTATGATATCCTTTTTTCAAGAGTTAAGAGGGGCTACCCGTTACGCCGGGTCGGTCATTCCTCATATGCAAAATTGCAAAGGTTGAAGAAATGCCGCCCTGCTGCTTGGGGGCGGTTATTTCTTTTTGGCTACCTTGATAACCTCAAAGACAACAACCGCAATCAATGTGAAAAGCTGCAACGCTTCTGTCATCGACATTGGCCGCGCCCCCCTTTCGGAGGAATAGCCGCGCCCCTCTTAACTGTCTATATGATAACATGATTTACCGTAATTGTCAATAGATAAATGTTGATTTATCGTAAATATGTATGTATGCACAAATTAGCGTTATGCTTTTTGTGCATTATTTTTTTTCTGTGTTGGCCGTGATGGCTGGGCTTTAAACGCCATACCCACGGGGTATATGGTCCGACAGAGCGGCGGCGGGTAATCCCCTCTAATTGAGAAAAAAATAAAAAAGACATAATTATTGAAACAAAACACTTGACAAATAATCGTAATTATGATAAAGTAATAATCGGAAAGAAAAGGAGGGAATGACATGAAAAATGTTGCGGCATATATAAGAGTTAGTACGGACGGGCAGCTCGGAGACGAAAAATACGGATTAGAGGCCCAGAGAGCTGAGATAGTAAAATACTGCGAAAAGAACGACATGAATATCATCAAATGGTTTTCAGACGAAGGAGAGAGCGGGGCAAAGGTAAGGCCTGGATTTGATGAGATCATATATGGGGACGTGTTTAACCCGCCTATAGAGGCTGTTGTTGTGGCAAAGTCGGATCGGGTGGCGAGGGATATTAATGTTTATTTTTATTATCAAGGATATTTGAAGATCCGAAAAGAAATTGACCTGATAAGCGTTACGGAAGATTTTGGTCAATTTGGTGTGTTTGCGGAGGCGTTAAAAGTGTTTACGATGACGTGTGCCAAAATAGAGAGAGATAACATTAACAGACGAACGAGCGCGGGTAGGTTATTAAAGGCGCAAAAAGGGGGATATTCTGGTGGCAGACCACCGTTTGGATACCGCGTTGACAGCGGGAGGCTTGTCGTTGTCCCGGAAGAGGCTGAAACGGTGAAAAAAGTGTTTCAGATGAAAGGCAAAGAGGGAAAAACTTATAAAGAAATTGTTGATTATTTAAATTCACAGGGGCTAAAAAACAGAAGCGGCACGGCATTTTCAATCAGCACTGTGCAGGTTATATATGAAAACAAAAAAACCTATGAAGGGTTTTATCGCTACGGCAAAGACGGCGAGTGGGTCAAAGGCGTACACGAGCCGATTTTGAAAGAAGAAGTCGAATAGGCGATTTCAAAAATTCCGAAAAAAAGGCGTTTTGGCGGCATATGTGACACCATGGTTATAAACAAAAACCAAATAACAATCGGCGCTCTGAAGGGTATGCGGGGCGTGACAGCTAAGGCATGGGCTATAAGTTCTTGTACGTATGATACGTATTATCATGCGTATGAGGGCTGATAGCCCTTTTTTTATGGGAGGCTATATGAACGAACAACTGATAAAGGCGCTGGAAGTATTCAAAGGCAAAAAGGATATGTTGAGGTGGTTTTCATGCTGCCTGGAGCTGTATAAAGAGGACCCCAAGGGGGCGTATGGATATCTGAAAGAGTTCCGGTCATATTGCACACGGGAATTAAAGAGCGGCAATGTCGACATGGGCGACTGGGTTAAAAAAAGCTACCTTGTGAGCGCGAAAGACGTATTTGACGATTACATGATTTACGTTGAGTGGCTAAGATCAGCAAATAAAAAGTTTTGGTTACCGCGAAGAAAAGTTTTATTGCCGATAGCAGAGGCCATACAGGACCTTATAGATGACAATCTTGACTTGCTGACTATTAGTCTCCCGCCTGGGACAGGCAAGACCACCCTTAAAATCTTTCTGTTGAGCTGGTTGTGCGGGAAATTCCCGGACAAACCAAACCTTGACAGCGGGCACAGCGGCAGCATGACACAGAGCACATATGACGGTGTACTATCCATTCTTAAAGACCAGACAGAATACTTATGGGCCGATGTTTTCCCGGAGGTAACCGACGTTATCACAAACGCGAAAGAGCTGACCATTGATATCAACAAAAAACACCGCTTTAGTACCCTTACGTGCAGAGCCATAGGGGCGTCGCTGACGGGCGCAACGAGGTGCGAGGGCGTATTGAGCGCCGATGACCTTGTGAGCGGGATTGAAGAGGCTTTGAGCAAAGAGCGGCTGGATAAAAAATGGGACGCCTATAACAACGACTTAAAGAGCCGGAAAAAGATGGGTGCAAAAGAGATACACATCTCAACGAGATGGAGCGTCCATGACGTTATAGGCCGGCTGGAGCGGCAATATGAGGATGATCCGCGGGCGCGGTTTATCGTCGTGCCGGCGCTGGATGAAAACGGCGAAAGCAATTTCAACTATTCCGGCGGCGTGGGCTTTGATACGAAATACTTTATGGACATGAAGGACAGCCTGGATGAGGTGAGCTTCAAGGCCCTGTTTATGAATCAGCCGATCGAAAGAGAAGGGCTGCTTTACAACAGAGACGAGCTGCGCCGTTATTACGAGCTGCCAGATTATGAGCCGGACGCCATATGGGGCGTTTGCGACACAGCGGAGGGCGGCGGCGACGACACCGTACTGCCCGTATTTGCCGTATACGGGAACGACCATTATCTGATCGACGGCGTATGCGCCGACAATCTGCCAGAGATAACGGACGGGCTTTGCGCCGAAACCCTTGTTAAAAACAAAGTCAAAATGTGCCAGTTTGAGTCAAACGCCGCCGGCGGCAGGACCGCGGACAAGGTGAACGAGCTGGTAAAATCCAATGGTGGCTTTACTCACATCACAAAAAAGCGGACGACGGCGAACAAAGAGACAAAAATCATTGTAAATTCGCCTTGGGTGAAAGAGCATGTGCTTTTTTTAGACGATAAGGCGATACAAAAAGGATCCATGTACGCCAAAATGCTTGACAAGCTTTGTTCCTATACAGTATCTGGTAAAAACAAACATGATGACGTACCGGACGCTATGGCACAATACGCGATTTTTGTACAAAATATGGTTGGGAATACGGTAGAAATTGTAAAAAGGCCGTTTTAAGGTCATAAAATATTATATAATAACATTTTCGCTTGACAGGCACAAAATAACTTGCTACCATACAGACAGATATGACAAGTATAACTACTTGTCTATGAATTATTTTGACACCTTTCTATTCCATTTTTCCTCCTTTCCATAAGTACCTTGTTTCCGGGGAGCAAGGAAAAATAAATCCCCGGTACCTCTTTATAAAAACATAGGATTCTTGCGGGTAAAAGCCGATAGGCATGAGACAGGCGCACGGGGGCGGGTTGCGCTGGGTCAACAATAGGGAGTGTACTGATTGAGCTATACGACTGATAATCCGACTTTAAATACAGGCGTTGTAAATACGCTTTTTGGCCGCAGGCAGATTTTTACGTCTGTTGATGTGATCACGCGGGACAACGTGATAAGCGTGGTAAACGAAGCGCTTAGTTGCCATATTTTAAATTTGTGCGAAGAAGATTATCTATACTGGTACAGGCGCGGATTACAGCCGATATTGGCGCGAAAAAAGGAAATACGGCCGGAGATAAACAACAAAATTGTCGTAAATAACGCCAATCAAGTGGTTGTTTTTAAGAACGGGTATTTTCTTACCAAACCGGCTTTTTATGTGAGCCGAAAAGAAGACGAGGAGATAACCCAAAAGGTTAAAGAGCTGAATGAATATTTATACACGTCTGGCAAACAACAGGCGGACAACGAAGTCGTAAACTGGTTTCACACCGTGGGCGTCGGGGCGCTGCTCATAGAGCCGAACAGAGAAAATAGGCCGACAAAACCTGTTAACGTTTATTCTCTTGACCCAAGGTCAGCTTTTGTGGTTTACAGCCTGAGGCCTGGGAACCGCCCGGTTATGGGCGTCAACATGGTCATTGTTGACGACGAAAAAGTGAAGTTAGATGTTTTTACGGAAGATGCGGTATATAGGATATCTGGCGGCATACGCGGGCGCATGGTAACAAATGATCCCGTTGTAGAAGCGACAGCAATATCGGTTGATAGTGTAGAGCCAAACCCCGTGGGCGAGATTCCCATTGTCGAATATACCTATAACGAGAACCGAATGGGGGCCTTTGAAAACGCAATCCCTTTGATGGATGCTATCAATCTGGCGGAGAGCAATAGGCTTGACGGCGTGGAGCAGTTTATACAGTCCCTTTGCGTGGCGGTGAACTGTGATTTTGAGGAAGGCGTCAACGCAAACACAATCCGGCAAGCCGGCATGATAAAGCTGAAAAACTACGGAGAAAACAAGGCTGATTTCAAGATCCTCTCCGAACAGCTTGACCAGAGCCAGACGCAGGTGACAATCGACGACCTTTACACGCAGATGCTCGAAAAATGCGCCGTCCCGTCTTCTGTTAGAGACGGCGGGAGCACCTCTGACAATGTGGGAGCCGTTTATTTGCGCTCCGGCTGGGCGTTGGCGGACACAGCGGCGCGAAATACGGAAGACCTGTTTAAAGTAGCCAACAAGCGATTTGATAAGGTGTTCCTAAACATTTTGAAGCGCAAGACGGGGCTCGAAATCGACATTGATGATTTTGAGCTGCAGTTTACAAGGAACGAAATGAGCAATCTGCTTGTTAAGACGCAGGGCGCCATGAACATGAAGGAACTGGGCTTTGCGCCGGAGATCGCGTTTGCCAGGAGCGGACTGAGCAACGATCCGTTGAATGATATTGCCATATCTCGGAAGTACATTGACGCCAAATGGGGAGCAAACGACAACGCAGAGGTTATAGACGAAAACCGCACTGACCTCGTGGCGGACGGGCTGGGCGGTGAGGTCGTTTGATTGACATTTTAAAACACAGGGATGCCATTGAAGCGATAAACGCCATTATCAACAATAAAGGCGTGGCTGAGATAAAAGAAGAAAAAAACGGCTTGACCGTTGTAGAGATCAATCGAAAGGTAAAATTGCAAAAGCAGAATAACGACAGGCAGGGCTAATGGTAGGGGCCTTGTGACAGCTAATGGTATGGGCTGACAGACAGTGCGAAAGCATTGTTTGTTGGCCCATTTTTTTGTTTTGGCGGGGTGTGTTTATGCGGGACGCGGATATGGAACGCTATATTTTAGCGTTTGACGAACTGAATATGGTACTTGCCGAAACAGAGATTGAGGACGCTGATGAGGTTGTGCTGGATCAGCTTATTACAGCCTATAGAGACGGTATCCGCGCCGTTGACAAAGACGCAAGGTTGCGCGACCCGGAAGACGAGATGGACGACTATGAAGACTTGTACATCTTTGACGTTTTCGGCACGGAGATCACCGACGAGGCCTATGCCAGCATTTTTAAACAGACGGCGGGCGAGACCTTTGAAGACCGCATAAACGCCTATATCAGAGACGGCGATATGGAGGCCATAAAGCGAGTGGCAGACACGGAATATCACCGCGTTTTTAACGAGGCGATGTACAACACGGCGCGGCGGAACGGCTACACCATGAAGCGGTGGGTCACCATGCGGGATGATCGCGTTAGGGACACCCATTGGTATCTGGACGGTCTGTCCGTGCCGATCGACAGCTATTTTGCCACCTATGACGGCGATATGGCGCTTTTGCCCGGCGGCTTTACGCTGGCGGAAAACAACGTTAATTGTCGCTGCGTCGTTGAATATTTCTAATTGTTTATCCGGGTGAGGGAACATCCATAAAACAAACGCAAAAGTCAGGAAAAGACTCAAAAACGGAAACAAATGGTGAGGGAACACCTATAAAACGCGAAAGGAAATTGAATATGGCAAAGATTGACGTGACAAAGATTGACGGCTATGAGGACATGACCGTTGAAGACAAGCTGAACGCTGTTCTCGGCTATGAGTTTGAGGCCCCGAAACCGGTAAACACATCCGAAGTGGACGATCTGAAAAGGGCGCTGAGCAAGGCCAATACGGAAAACGCTGAATGGAAACGACAGCTCCGGGCAAAGCAGACGGAAGACGAGCGCAAGGAGGCTGAACGCTTAGAGTCCGAAAAACAGATGAAGGAGGAGCTGGAAAAGCTGAGGCGTGACAATACCGTGAGCGGCTATACCTCACAGCTTTTACAGCTCGGTTACGACGCGGACCTCGCGGCGGCAACGGCGGAGGCCATGGCGGACGGTAAGGCGGACGTTGTTTTTGCCAACCAGGCGGCCTTTCTGGAGGCCAAAACCAAAAGTATAGAAGCTGCAGCCTTAAATAAACAGCCGGCGCTGACCACCGGCGCGACGCCGACCGCAAAAGACGCGGAGGCGGCCGAAACCGCAAAAATGCGCGGATGGTTCGGACTTAGTTAATTTAAAGAAAGGAACATGACACAACATGGGAACCTATACAACTGTTAATTCCAGCGTAAACAACTCCATATCGCTGGCCAGCAAATTTTTACCGATTTTGGATGAGGTGTATAAGACCTCTTCCCGCACATCTATTCTTGACACCCTTGACGGCCGGGTAAATTTCATTGGCGCAAATGCCGTTAACCTGTTCAAGACCAGTATGGACGGCCTCGGAAACTACAGCCGTAACAGCGGCTATGTGACCGGCGACGTAACCGGAACGTGGGAGACCAAAACCCTGGAAAAAGACAGGGGCAGAAGCTTCCTCATAGACGCTATGGACAACGACGAGACACTGGGCCTTGCCATGGGGACCACGCTTGGCGAGTTTGTCCGCACAAAGGTTGTGCCGGAAATCGACGCCTATCGTTTTGCTAAATATGCAAGCACGACCGGCATTTCCACCGCGACCGCCGTTGACCTCACAAGTTCCGTTGATGGCGTTGGTCTGATCGACACCGCCACCAAAACCATGAATGACGATGAGGTCCCCGTTGAGGGCCGTATCCTGTTTGTCTCTGAGGCTATGTACAAAAACATCAAAGAGCATGTGACCCGCTATGTGGCGAATGACGATAGGGGAATTAACAGAAGCTTTGAAACGTTCGACGGCATGAGAGTAATCCGCGTGCCTTCCAACCGCTTTAACACCGCCATTACGCTGTATGATGGTACAACTTCCGGCCAGACGGCGGGCGGCTATATTCCCACCGCGGGCGGCTACGCCATTAACTTTATGATTATTCACCCCTCTGCCGTGCTGCAGGTCGTGAAACATCAGGTGCCGCGTATCTTTAGCCCCGACCAGAACATTGAGGCCGACGGTTACAGGATCAATTATCGTATCTATCACGACGCTTTTGTTGAGGACAACAAGGTTGCCGGCATCTATCTGAACGCCGCGGCGACCGCAAACACCTAATAGGGGCAGTGGTATGAGATCAGGAGAAGTACAGACCCCCAACGGGCTTGTGATAGGCCTGTGGGACGAGCCAAAGACAAAGCCCGCAAAAGAGCCTAAAGAGCCCAAAGAGGGCAAACCGAAAGCGAAGAAATAATCACAGAGAGGAACGTTGAAATGACAAGCGCTGAAAAGCTGACCATGCTAAAAACCATGATGTATGACATGGACAATATGCCGGAGGACGCTGTTCTGACAACGTTCCTCGAATTTGCTAAAAACGAAATTCTGAACTGGCTTTATTCGGCCGTTGGAGCGGTCCCGGACGATGTAACCGATGTGCCCGTGTTCTGGGAGACGGAACAGATCATGGCGGTTATTGCCGGGATATCCATCAGCGGCGCCGAAAACCAAACGACGCACAACGAAAACGGTATAAGCCGGGCGTTTAAGTATTCTGACATGGTGGCCCACATCAGGAACAACATCATTCCTTACGCGGGGGTGGTGTCTTGAGGACGCTGAACCGGAACAAGCAGACGATCTGGTACGCTCTGTTTGAAGGAACAACGGCCATTACGGACACGAGCGGCAATTATACGGGCGAGGAGACAAAGACCTATTCTGACCCCGTGGCTATGAAAGCGAATTATTCCAGATCGTCAAGCGGCTCCAACCGTTACGGGACTTACGCGAGCACTACCGCGGAGCCTTTCGGGCTGTACCCATCCTATAAAAAATCTATCGTGACGGACGATATGAATTGCCCCGTTGCGGAGGACAGCATTTTATGGATTGGGATAGCACCAGAGGATGAGAGCGGAAACGCCGTTAAACACAATTTTGTCGTTCGCGGCGTATCAAAGTCGCTTAACTCCATTACATACAGCGTGGAAGAGGTTGACGTAACGTGAGCCGGAAAGTTATCCACATGAAGCTGAGTACGCAGAGTATCGACGCGGCCATTAAAGAACTGACAGCTTATAAGGCCGACGTTGAGAAAAAAGCGCAGGAGCTTGTGGACAGGCTGGCGGCTATGGGGGCCACGAACGCAAGTCTAGGATTTTCAAGGGCGGTATACACGGGCGACAACGATGTGACCGTGACCGTTGAAGACCGGGGGCCGGGCAAAAAGGCCGTTGTGGCGGCTGGAAGCGCCGTGCTGTTTATTGAGTTTGGCGCGGGCGCACGATACGGCTACGGCCATCCGTGGGCCGGTGAGCTTGGCATGGGGCCTGGAACCTACCCGGACGGAAAAGGCCACTGGGACGACCATAAAGGCTGGTATATTCCGGGCGGTGAACATACCTACGGCAATCCGCCGAACGAGGTCATGTTTCAGACATCACAAGAATTACAAGAACGCATTACAGAAATCGCAAGGGAGGTATTCGGCAGATGATGACACGCAACGAGATTTTTACAAACGTCCGCGCCGCCGTTCTTGCCGTATACCCCAGCGCATACATAACTGCCGCTTATGAGCCTGTTTTACCACGTTTTCCAGCCGTATTTGTGCGGGAGATAGGCAGTGTACGCACACAGCGGTATATCACGCTGGCTTTTGATGACGAGCAGCGGCGAAGCACTTTTGAAGTGCAGATTTTTGTGAACAAAGCGGACGGCGGCATGACATATGCCTATGAGATAGCGGAAGTTGTCGAGGGCGCCTTTAATGACATGTATTTCATCGAAGACATGAAACAGCCCGTTGACAATCTGATTGACGATGGCGTATACAGGCTGACCATGCGGTTTCACAGACAACTTGCGAACAACAGGGAGACGACAACATGAAATGTCCATATTGCGGTGCGGAAAACGGCAAAGGCGAAAAGTGCGTAAAATGCAAAGCCGCTTTGCCGACTTCCAAACCGAAAAAATCCAAAGAGAAAGGAAATAACGACTGATGGCAAACGAAATATCAACCGCCGGTGTACTGGTAAAATACGCGGTCGAAGCGACAAGCGGAACCAGGCCGACAACCGGATATACGACTATTCCCAACATAAAATCAACGCCGGATTTTAACCCGGAGCCCTCCACGCTGGAGGTCACTGATCTGAGTGATACCGAGTGGAAACGCTATATTGCCGGCCTTAAAGACCCCGGCGGGGCGCTGGCGTTTAACGCAAACTTTACCAATGCGTTTAAAACCGCGTGGGAAGCGCTTGTGACCGCTTATGAAGCCGGCGCAACAGCAAGCCCCGTCCTGGCAACGTGGTTTGAAATCATGGTGCCGGATGTGGCAAGTTTCTATTTTGCGGGCATCCCGTCTGAACTTGGGATCAGCGCTATGGACACCGACAGCGTGCTGGAAATCGACGCATATATTACCCCTAATCAGATTGTGGGCTGGGCTGCAAGCTCCACCTAAAACGGGCGCTATACATTATAAATAATAAGAAGGAGACGCTTTTAGCATGGCTAAGAAGATTGAGAATGAAATCGTAAAACCTCTTATTCTGCACGACACCGAAAACGGCATGGATTATACGCTGGAATTTAACCGCGAGAGCATCCGTTTCGCGGAAGCCAGAGGCTTCGCTATTGAGGACACAAGCAGAGCGCCGATGACGAAGATCCCCGAACTGTTCTTCTATGCGTTTCGTATGCACCACAAGAACGTGAGCCGCGAGAAGACGGACAAGATCATCTTTGAGGACTGGGGCGGCATCGGCGGCATCCCGGATGGTGTTATAGAGAGGCTGGGGCAGCTTTACGCACAGCCCTTTGAGGCGCTTGACAACGGTGAGGGAAAAAACGCCAAAGTGACGGTGGAGCTGTAGCAGATACAGCCCCGCCGTCAGCGCGGACATTTACGGACATCTTTAATGAGGTTTTGCCCTATTACATGTCAATCGGCATGACGGTCAAAGAATTTTGGGAAGATGATCCGATGCTTGTAAGGGCCTATTATAAGGCCCATAAGCTTAGAAACGAAAAACGAAATCAAGAGATGTGGTTGCAGGGCCTATATAACTTTGCGGCCTTTTCCACAGCTTTATCAAATATGCATTTTGACGGCAAGAAACACAAGCCCAACCAGTATTTGAAAGAGCCTTTTGACTTGACGCCGCCGGAGGAAAAGGACCCGGAGATCGAGGCGAAAAAGGCGCGGGCAAAGCTTATAAACCAGCTAAACGCATGGAAAGAAGCGTGGGACAAAGCCCACAAGGGAAAATAAACGCAAAAAGGCGGTGCTTATATGGCGATTGAAGTCGATGCTGTTGAATTAAACATAGAGAGCAAAAGCGCCGCGGCGGCAAACGGCATTGATCGGCTGACAGCCGCGTTGCAGAAGATGCGGGCGGCAACAAGGACAGACAGCCTTAAAAAACTTGGCGATGATCTTGCCCGGTTTGAGTCCGCTATCAAGGGAATCAACTCTGGCAATATGAGCACGTGGGCGCAGACGCTGGACACCATCCGCTCCAGGAGCGACGAGGTGGGCGGCGCGATAGAACGCCTTTCCGCAAGGCTGAAAGAGCTTGAGCCGGTCATGGGGACCGAAAAAGGGGCGGCGGCATTTGAGCAGACGGCACAGGCCATGATCGCTTATGAGAACGAATTAGATGAACTGATCGCAAAAGATATTCTGCTGTCAACCGCTACGCTCACCTCCGCTATCAAAGAGGGCGTAGTGAATTTACAAGCCTATTCATCGGCTATTGGAAACGCAGACAGCGCAATGGCAAGCGGTGTAGCCGCTGAATATGCCAACACGCTACAGTATGTCAAAAACTCTGTCGGCGCAGCTGCCGGGCCGATATTACAGGTGTTGCTTCCGGCGATACAGACGCTTGCCGGATGGTTTGTACAGGCGACAAATGCCATCAACATGTTTTTCTCGGCACTTCAAGGCAAAAGCACCTATACGCGGGCTGTTTTAGGCGGCGTAACGGCCGGGGCAGACAGCGCGGCGGCGTCTTTGGGCGGGGCTGCTTCCAGCGCAAAGGAGCTTGAAAATACGCTTTTGGGCTTTGATGAACTAAATGTGCTGAACGGTCCTTCCGGCTCTTCCGGCGGAGGCGGCGGAGGCGGCGGATCATCCGTTGACACCTCGGCAGCCCAGATGTTTGAGGAAGCGGGGATTGAACTGCCAGAGCGCCTTTTGAGCGGGATAGAAAAATTAAGGAAGGCGGTTGAGGGCCTTGTAAACAGTCCTGGATTTCAAAAATTCCTTGCTTTTCTCGGCAAGGTTGTTGAAACGGCGATTGTTGACGCTATTAATGCTATCGGGGACGCGCTGAGTTTTGTGGCAAGCGTGTTTGATGGCGACTGGATCGGCGCGTTACAAAGTCTTACGGATATTTTTGTTGACTTGTCACAATTAGCAGGGCATCCGATTGGCAGTCTGATCGACCTCATTACAGGCAGCGAAAACGGCTATTACACAAAGACCTTTGATATTACCACGGAATCCGCGAGAGAGGGCATAAAGGCGTTTTTCGGCGGCGACACAGAGGGTTGGAAAAATGCTTATATGGGATTTCTCCGTGATATTTTTGAGCTGCAGGGAAAAGATGATCTGGCAAAACTGATGGGGACGGCGGGATATACCTTTGACGATATGTTCCCATTGATTGCCAATCCGGGGAACTGGTTTGACCAGAATCTGATAGAGCCGTTCCGATCTGCGTGGAACACCAACATGGAGCTGGCGAGTAACGCCTGGGAAAAGGTCAAGGGCGTCTGGAGCGGTTCCCGCACATGGTTTTATAATAACGTGGTTACGCCAATTAGACAGCGGTTTTCAACTCTTGGGACGAACATACAAGCCGCTTTTAATACGGCAAAACAAAAAGTACAATCCGGCTGGCAGACTGTAACGGACTGGTTTTCAAAAAATATTTCAGGGCCGATTGAACAGCGGTTTAATGTGACGAAAGTAAGCATACAGACTTCGTTTGATACTGCAAGGCAAAAGGTAAACGAAGCGTGGGGAAACATATCCTCATGGTTTACTGCAAATGTTACAAATCCGGTTACCAATGCGGCTAATGGCGTAAAAACCGGGATTTCAAAGGCGTTTTCCGATGCGTGGACAGGCGTTAAAAATGTTTGGATGACGGTTTCCGTCTGGTTTGACAACAATATTATCCAGCCGATTAAAACAGCCTTCAATACTGTAAAAACAACCATAACAAACACATTTAACGGTCTCTGGAATGGATTGAAAAACGGACTTGCGTCCGCGATAAACGGCGTTTTGTCTGCCTTTGAATCGCTGTTAAATATGATTATCAGAGGGGTCAACCAAAAAATACAGAGCATAAATCTGTTTTTATACACGGCAAATAAAACCCTTGGAACAAGCATAGGGCTAATTAAAACGATTTCGGGCGTAAATCTTGGCAGAGTGGCGTTCGCACAGGGCGGTTTCCCGACGACGGGGCAGCTCTTTATCGCTAATGAGGCGGGACCGGAGCTTGTCGGCAGCATGGGCGGCAGGACGGCCGTCGCCAACAACGATCAGATTGTGGCCGGTATTGAAAGCGGCGTATATAACGCTATGGTATCCGCTTTGTCCGGGCAAAGTGGCGGCGGAGCTCAAAACGTAACGGTCAATGTGGACGGCAGAGAGCTTTTCCGGATTGTGGTAAATCAAAACAACAATGTTGTTAGGCAGACGGGCAAAACGCCCCTATTAGTATAAGGAGGCGTATGAATGGCGATATTGACGGTTACAAGCGTTACACCGAATGTTTCCCTACCGGACCCACAGGAGCTGCAGTACGAACGATACGATGTTGACGCCGACGGGACTGGGAGGAACCAGAGCGGGACCATGTTTCGTGACCGCGTGGCAATCAAACGGAAACTGACCTGTAAATGGGGACCGCTGACATCATCACAGCTATCAACCATTTTACAGGCAGTGTCCGCACAGTTTATCACTCTTACATTCCCGGACGGCTATTATGGGGAAAACAAATCCATGACCTGTTATGTGGGCGACCGAAGCGCCCCGGCCTATCGGATTGTGGACGGCGACTGGCTTTGGACAGAACTTAGCATGAATTTTATTGAACAATAAGGGGGCGGGACAATGTACGCAGCATCACAGGATTTTATAGACGCGACTGCGGCAGAGTCCCGCTCTGTCAAGGTTAAAGCGATTTTTAACAGTGATCCGCTGACGGAGATAACGGGCGAGAGCGCAGACGGAAGCGTCATCAGCCTTGTTTACGATGAGGTTATGGATGATACACAAGGAATAACAATCGGCTCTGCTGGCATGTCACAGTTAGAGCTGACCTTCTATATGCCATCAACGCCAATAGCCCTTAGAAACGGAACGGTGCAGCCGTATATCGGGCTGGTGCTTGAAGACGATTCCGTTGAATACGTCCCGCTCGGCTTTTTCTGGATCACAGAAATATCCACAACAGACGACTACAAAAGCGTGACAGTTACGGCCTACGACAACATGAGTCTGCTGAGCGAGACATATGACACAACGCTCGGATGGGACACCACCTATTACAGACTGGTGGCCGATATATACGGTGACAGCGCTGAATATGACAGCAATATTACCTATTATTCTGACAGCGCCGGAACAGTGGAAGAAGACCCGGAGGGGAACTGGGATCCATCGGCCCTATACGTCGCCGTTGTCGGCGCGGAAGCAACGGACGTATTACAGGACATTGCCAACCAATATAATCTGACATATACGGCTCCGGCGTGGCTGTCCTCCGTGCCCGTTCTTTCAGAATATATAGAGGGAACATGCCGCGATTATGTCGGATGGATAGCGGGGCTTGCCGGAATGAACGCAAAATTCGACCGTTCCGGAGAGCTTGTTTTTGCGTGGTATGAAACAGATACAACGGCACAAACCATTTCCCGCGATATACAGTATCTCGGCGGCGTCAATCAACTTGCCGATGGCGTTGTAACGATAAGCTCCATCACCTCCGGGACGGATACGGAACCCGTAACGGCCGGAAACGGATATGGCATTACGGCATATAACCCATACATGACACAGGGGATGATAGAAGATGTTTACGCCGCTATAGGTGGGATTAGCTATTATCCGATGGAGTGTAAATGGCGCGGAAACCCGGCACTTGAAACGGGCGACGTGGCTTATATCGCGATAGCGAGCGGGGAGGCCGTGGCCGTGCCCGTGGCGACGCAAAAGCTGAGCGTTACGGGTGGCTTGACCGGGGAGATATACTGCTACGGATACACGGAAGAGGGCTATATCATCAGTGAAAGCCCCACGCAGAAGGAGATACGCAAAACTTATACCAATCTGGTACAGGCCATAGCGGACGCTTCCGCGCTGATCAATGGCGCAAAGGGAGGCATATTCGTTGTAACGGACAGCGACGGCGACGGCGTTAACGATGGATGGCTAATCGCAAATTCACCAGATGTTTCGGCGGCAACACAGCTTATTCGTGCCAGCTCTGGGGGAATAGGTATTTGCGACAATAACTTTGATGGGAACGGAGATCCAATTTACAGTACGGCTATGACGGCGGAGGGCATCAATGCCGACGCGATCACAACCGGCACTATGTCTGCAGAACGGGTTTATGTAACAACGGACGCCATTGACAGCGGGACTGCTTTAAGCGATTACTTTTCCGTATCGCTCGATGGCGACGGACACCCGGTCGTACAAATAGGTTCAAGTGCAAACGCAATTATTCTTAAAGAACAGAACGACAGAATTTCATTTTATGACACAGACGGAAACGAACTGGCGTATTTTTCCAACAACAGCTTTGAAATCGTTGACCTTGAATATTTCCGGCTTGGCAAACTGGCGATGACGGTACAGTCAAACGGATCCATTTCATTTGTGGAAGCGGACGACACATAAGGCGGTGAATGAATGGCAAATACAAAGACAATAACCATGTCAAGCGGTAATTTGCTTGGGAAAATTGTAATAACAGAAAACTCAACCGGCACGTCCACTTCAAATGTTACGGCGACCGTGAGTGTGGCAAAATCAAGCTCCACGACAGCCGCCACCTCCGGGACGTGGACCGGATCACTGACGATAGGCTCCACCACACAGAGCTTTTCCGTATCAGCCTCGGTATCGCCATCCGTCTATACCTCGCTTTACAGCTTTTCTACCAACGTATCCAACAGCGGGAGCGGGACGGACACTTGTTCTTTCAGTGCGACGGTAACAGGCCCCAGCGGGACCTCTTTATCCGGAACAACGGTTTCCGGATCTGGGACGCTGACACTTTCCGCTATCGGCTCAACGGCGACGCCATCTACGCTGACGATCGCCTCTGCTATGCTGATAGAGTCCACATACTCTATTGCGATAGTCGCGTCCAACAGCAGCTACACGCACAAAATAGCGTATACGTTCGGGTCTCTTTCCGGGACTATCCTCGCCAAAACGGCATCAACCGGGGGAAGCCAGACGGTATCATGGCAGGTGCCGGCAACCTTTTACGCACAGGTGCCCTCTGCCACCTCCAAAACCGGGACAGTAACGCTTACGACTTATGACGGCAATACAACGGTAGGGACAAAATCGTATACGGTCACATTCCAGGTTAGCTCAAACGTAAAGCCGACCATAAGCGGCATGACATTGACGCCGGTCAATACAAACGCCTGGGCGATTGCAAACAATATCTTTTTAAAGAACTATACGCGGGTAACGGCGACCGTATCAGCGACAGCCGGGAGCGGCAGCTCTATCACAAGCTATTCGTTCAGCGGCAGCTTCGGGAGCGGGACAAGCACCAGCAATACGTGGACCTCATCTCAAAAGACGACCACAGCCGGATATAATACGGTAACAGTTACGGTGACGGACGCGAGGGGAAGGACAGCCACCCGTACCGACAGCACGAGCGTGTATGCCTATACCTATGCCGTCCCGTCTATCAGCAGTCTCACCGTCAAACGCGGCGACTACAGCGGCGGCGTATGGACGCAGAATGACACTTCCGGCACAACGGTTCGCGTAAACTGCACAATAACATGGTCGATATCCGGGCAGGGAAACCGATTAACAAGTGTTACGTCAAAACTCACGAACACAACGCAGGGGACAAGCTCAACCCATGACGCCGAAACAAACGACGGATATACATTAAGCAACTACACCAGCGGAACATTTACATATACTTCATATTTCACCAACGCTGATCTGGAAGCGGACTATACGGCAAAAGTTACGGCGGTTGACTCTCTTTCTAAAACAGGGACAAAAACAGCGACGCTGAGTACTGTATCGGTTCCGTTTAATATATTGCCCTATTACAACAGCGACGTACGATATGGTCCCGGCGTCGGATTTGGGCGGCTTGCAACAGAGACAAATAAAATATTGACGGCTTGGGAGATAAAAAAGTCCGGCGAAGGAACAACCTATATCAGCGGGAGAGACCATGCAGCTATCAGTACAACGGACGTAACGTCCGGATCACAATCATTCTGGCCGATCGCAAGCGCAAAGACGCCAACCGGAAGCTGGGATTTGGGTACAAGGTACGACGGGACAAACGAGAACTTTATGTTTTCGTACGCCACGGACGCGAACTATAACGCCTCAACGAACACCACAAACCGCTATACAATCACACCCGACGGAGACACAAATTTTTATGCACATCGCAGAATATGCGCCCACAGGCAAAGCGCAACGACGGGGACGGCCAGCAATTCATACATTCCGTGGGACACAGAAGTAATGAACACAACAAACGGGGCCGTTAGCATAAATTCTTCCGGCTATATCACCATTACTTATAACGGCTATGCGATGCTTACCGCCCAAGTTTGGTTTAGAAATACGTCAAGCACGTCTGCCAGGCCGTGGCTGAGACTACAAAACAGAACGTCGAACACGACGCTTTCAAGTGCCATAGACGACAACTCAAGCGGATACGTTTGTCTTTCCATACCGAATTTTGTCGTTAGCCTCAACGGAACGGCAACTGTCTTTGGGTACTATTTTACCACGTCGTCAAATGTGACGGCAGATATCAGCGGCGGCGCAAGCGGGGCTTATGCTACTTATTTAACAATAGAACTTTTATAAGGGGCGGTGAGTAAATGGAATATGTGATTGCAATTATAGGCAGCGGTGCCCTATCCGCCCTTATAGCCGGTATCTTTAATCTGATACAGGGACGGCAGAAGAACGAACAAGGGATCGCAAAAGGCGTTCGGCAATTATTGTATGACAGGATCAAACACAGGGGGAAGCGGTATATCGCTGATGGTTCAATCTCTCTTGATGAGCTGGAAGATTTAATTGAAATGCATACAATTTATCACGACGATTTAGGCGGCAACGGATATCTTGACAGCCTTATGGCACAAGTAAAAAAACTACCGATAAGGGGTGATTGAATATCAAGCTGATAAGAGCCGATTTACCCGCGAACTTGAAGACATTAGAACTACACCCATTTGCAGATTTTCATCTGGGCGATCCGCATTGTGATTTTAAACACATCATCGAAATGATAAACCACGTTCGGGACACAGAAAATGCGTATTGTATCCTTAACGGAGATTTAATGGACAGTGCCGTGAGGCAAAGCATTGGCGATATTTATTCGGCCAATCTACAGCCGATGGAGCAATTACAACAATGCGTAAAGATATTCGACCCGATAAAAAGCAAAATCCTCGCCGTAACCGGCAACGGCAACCATGAGGCGCGGATATATAAAAATGACGGCATAGACATGACACGTCTTATGTGCGCCCAGCTTGGCATTGAGAATAAATACACGGAAACAACTGCCGTTCTGTTCATCCGCTTTGGCGAGAACTGGCGAAAGAAAAAGATGTTTTACTCCGCATACATAACACACGGCTCCGGTGGCGGGCGTAAAGAAGGCGGTAAGGTGAACAGGATCGCCGACCTCGCCTCTATCGTGGATGTTGACCTTTATATCCACTCGCACACGCATTTACCATTGACGTTCAAAGAAACATTTTTCAGAATAGACAGCAAAAATAACGCCGTAACACCCGTTACAAAATTGTTTGTTAACACGTCGGCGCAGCTTAATTACGGTGGTTACGGCGATATACAGGGGTACAAACCGGCAAGCACGGATAATCCCGTTATTTTTCTTGACGGAACAAAACATAAAATGAACTGTATCGTTTGAGAAGGGAGAACGCTATGACAAACAAATTGTATGACGCTTTAAAGTTTGTCGCACAGATACTTTTGCCGGCCTTGGCCACGCTATATGCGGCGCTGGCGGCCATTTGGGGCTGGGGATATTCCGAGGCGATTGTGGGATCCATTTCCGCCGTGGACGTGTTTTTAGGAGCGATACTTGCCTATGCCTCTAAAAAGTATCAGCAGGGAGGCGGCGAATAATGGCCATTACAGCAGGCGCTTTAGTCAAAGTAGCCGTCAGCCAAATCGGGACTGTTGAGAGCCCCGCCGGGTCTAACAAGGTCAAATATAACACATGGTTTTATGGCCGCGAAGTATCTGGCTCAAGCTATCCGTGGTGTATGACATTTGTTGAATGGTGCTTTAACGAAGCGGGTGCGCCAATGCCTATCAAAACGGCAAGCTGCACGGCGCTAATGACTTACGCGAAAGCAAAAGGATTATGGGTAACAAGCGGATATAAAGCCGGTGACATTATCCTATATAGCTTTGACGGCGGGGCGGACGCGGATCACGTCGGTATTTGTGAGAGCGCGACAAACTCCACGGTAACGTGTATAGAGGGCAATACATCTTTAACGAGTCAAGATAACGGCGGAAAAGTCATGAGACGCACAAGAAACATTTATCTTGTACAGGGAGCATATAGGCCGCAATATGCCACTAATACGACAACATCAACCACGACAACGAATACGACTACAGGAGGATATTGCGCGGTGACACTAAATGTACTTAAATATGGAAGCGCCGGGAATGCCGTTAAATCGCTCCAACTTATTCTTAATGGAAACAATTATTGGTGCGGGACGGCAGACGGCGACTTTGGTTCAAACACCTTGGCGGCCGTCAAGAAATTTCAGAAGGCAAAAGGCTTGACAGTAGACGGCGTTGTTGGCGCAAACACGTGGAGCAAATTATTGAAATGAGGTGAGTAATACGGCGGATACAATCATGCAGGGAACCACCCCATCTATCACCATAGCCATTGATACAGACGACTTTCTCATATCAGATGTGACAGCGCTTGAATTTTATGTTAAAAACGGCGGCCAAACAACAACATATGATATCACAGATAATACTATTGCGATTGATACAGAGACGAACACAATCACGAAAACCTTTACAGAAAACGAAACAAAGGCGTTTAGCGTGGCGCATCCTGTCAAAATACAGGCCCGCTTTTGGTTTGCCGATGGATCTATTGTTGGTATCAAGCGCCTGTCATACAATGTGTCTGACATGATAGGAGTGGGGGATTAAACCATGATGACCGTTAACGCTACGGCAACTTTAAGCGACAATAGTATAGACGCCGGAACAAGCCTGAGCAATACCGCGCTTACGGTAACGGCAAAAGTCGCCCCGGCCATTGTAGACGTTAACGGTGACCTGGGCGACGCGGCCATAGAGGCGGCCGGAAAACTAACGACAACAATAAAGCATATGTCTGGCGAACACGAATACTACACCGGCGAATATACAATAACACCAACTACAAGCGCACAGACACTTTTAACAAAAAACAAGGTCACAACGGCCAACATTGTTGTTAATCCAATCCCGTCCAACTACGGATTGATAACATGGAACGGCGTTATATTGACCGTATCATAAGGAGAGTAGAAGCATGGCACAGAACGTTATTATCAATGGCGTTACTTATAATCAGGTCCCGGAAGTAGACATCCCGTTATCTGGCGGCGGCACGGCAAAGTTTACGGACACCAGCGACGCAACGGCTACGGCGGCACAAATGCTTGCCAATGCAACAGCCTATGTTAACGGGGCGAAAATTACGGGGAATATTTCATCGAAATCGGCGGCAACCATTACGCCAACAGCATCAGATCAGACAATCGCGTCTGGTCAATACTTAAGCGGTACGCAGACTGTTGAGGGAATCGTTGTGGCAAATCTCACATCAGCGGTGCTCGCTAACGGCGTGACTGTCAAGGTTGGAACGGCAACCGATGACGACAGTGTAATGAGTGTTACCGGCGCTTTATCGGCCGCCGTTATTTCACAAGACGGCACGACTAAGATATTGTCCATCTCTTAGGAGGTGGAATAATGTCAAAAAACATTACGATAGCTGGAGCATCATATCCCTCGGTACCATCTATAATAGTGCCGGTAACGGGCGGCGGGACGGCATCTTTTGTTGATACATCTGGCGCAACAGCATCGGCTTCAACGATTATGAGCGGCTATACCGCCTATGTCGGCGGTTCTTTAGTCACCGGCACGGCAAGCGGCGTGAGCGCTACTGTTGACACAGCAACAACTACGCCATCCTCAAACAGCACAAGCATATCTTTTTCTGTTTCTGGAGAGCCTATCATGTTTGCTGTTCAGATATCCAAAAACGCATCATATATTTCTGGTGCTTCTACTCGCTATATCACAAGCGTCATCTGTGATGGCTCAACAGTTTACACCACGAACATTTATAAAAGCGGATCGTCCGCAAGGGAGTACAACTATTCAACGAGCAGTTTTTCATATTCCGGCGGTACGCTGAAAATAACCTCTGCCAGTTCAAGCACCTCAGGCTATTTTATGAGCGGAACAACATACAGGCTGATTTATGTCTATTGATGATCTCGACGTAGAGCGCGCCGATGGTAAAATAAAAAAGCTCAATCGACAAAAAGGACAGGTGACTTCGGGATGAAGTTGCCCGTCTTTTATCTATCGGTTTGCGACATTACTTATTGTCCTTGCGACATTTATTTATAAAATCGCAAAGAAATGACCGCCCCTGCCAACAAAGCGGAGCGGTCAATTTCTTTCTCTACCAACTGAACCATTCGTTTGACTAAATCCTTTTCGGGCTAACCGTCTATCGGCGGCGCCCTTTTTCTATAAATAATTATATAAGTGCCTTTACAATTTGTCAAGATGGCTTTTTAATATTATTTACTGTCCCCAAAATGGGACTTTGCGGCACAAAGTTTGACACAAAATTTGACACAAAAATATGGGTGTTTGTGGGGTATTTTGGGCTATTTTTGGCCACTTTCGGGCATTTGAAAAGTTGAAGAATAAAGAACAATAACAACAAAAAAGTTCTCGTTTTATCCAGAAAACAGGAAAAACAAGAACTTTTTTCTTTGGTGCTCCAGCGGGGATTCGAACCCCGGACACCCTGCTTAAAAGGCATATTAAAAGTGAGTGTTTTCAACGGTTTGCGGGATTCTCATACACTGTATTGACATAAGAATTGATTTTTTCGGCTGTTTTTGCACGCCTTTTTTTGCGAATGTGCGTATAGACTCTCCGCATAATTTCTTCATCGTTTCCCATAATCTCAGCGGCGTCTTTCGGGTCAATTTCGGCGTCAAACATGATAGTCGAAAACTCGTGACGGAGAACGTGGCGGGCGCAAGATACGCCTGTTTCGCTGGCGTATTTTCGCCATCGTTTTGTAAAGGCTGATTTGGAATAGGGTTTTATGCCATCGTCTGAAAACAGATAGCCTTTAAAGACTGGAAGCGTTTGGGAGACAACATCCAACAAGGGGACGTTTCTGATCCCACGCTCTGTCTTTGTGAAGGGCTCAACAACAGGCTGGTTTGGTTGCCAGCTTATTTTTTTTTCGACATGAATAACGCCACCACGGATATCCCGGTCGGTAATGGCAAGGGCTTCCCCCAGCCGAAGGCCGGTAAAACATAAAAAGAACGGCAGATAGGCAAAGCGGCTGTCTTCTTTATGCGCGATAATGGCGGCAATATCTTCCTCGCTGGCAAGCTCTCTGGACCCGTTTTTGATGCCGGAGGGCAAAGACACTTCCGCACATGGGTTGATGTCCAAAACGCCTTTTTCCGATATGGCATAGGAAAAGATCATGTTAAGAACATCGAGCCTTGCCTGTACGGTCCGTCTGGCATAATGTTTTTTGGCAATCTGGTGAATAAAGGCCGTGATCTTGGGAGGGGTGATGTCTTTAACGCGCGTATCCGCAAAGTGGGCTTTTATGTCTTTGAGTGGAGCAATATAGCCCTCGGAAGTTTTATAACGCACTTGTGGCGTTTTCCATTCAAGCCACTCGTTGGCCAGATCATCAAGGAGCGGACCGTTCTCCCGCTCTATTTCATAGCCCCGTATTTTAGAAAGCACCTCCGCTTTGGTTTTCCCGTAAAAATATTTTGGCTTATCCATGCCAGGCAGCTTGACAGTTTCTTGCCAGCGACCGTCTTTGCGTCTTACCACAGATTATCACTCCCAATTCCCGTTTTCGTCTTCAAAGATGTTATCGTATTCTAAAAGATCGTCAAGGTCATCTCCAAAAGGAGGCGAATCATTTTTAATATTTTGCTTTGCATTTGGGGCTGAGCTTGGCAGATTCTTGGTGATAACAAACCTTCCGCGCAAATCTCTTTCCACAATTCCGTTTGCTTCCATTTGTAAAATTAAAAGATATGCGTGGCGCCACCCTATATGAAGATCACGTTGTAAAAGCGTAACATCAACTTTATTATGAAAATTGATTACATCAATGGCCTTGTCGTAATAAGGGTTTTTGCCTCTTAACGGCTCCTCTGTTCTTGGAATTCCGTTTGAAAGAACGCGATTTCCTTCATAAGAGCGTTTAATAACATGATTGTCTTCCAGTTGATGCAAAAGATCATAAGCGCGATAAAAATCAATGTGCAGCTCTTGTTGTAATATTCTGGTGGTTGCCTCGTTATAATGGCGGACGACATCGACCGCACGGCTATAGAGGGGGTCGGCAGAAATTTCCGAAACAGATCGAACGGAAATGTTTAAGTTGGCGCTGGTTTGTTCCTGTACTTTGGCCGCTTGCTTTGATTCTTTTTTCACTTTCTTTTTCTGCTGTTTAATAGAGCTGGCCAATTTGTTTTGAAGCTCCGTAACAGTCCACAGTCTGACTCCCGTTTGTCGAGCCAGCGCTTGCGCGTTTTTTGTATAAGAGGTGTTTGTTATAACATAGGCGTAATCAGCACCGTAATATAATTTCCCGGCATATACCTCCTGCACGGCCGATACCCCCACCGGCTTAGAATAATATTTGCATTGAAACACGTCTTTTTCGTTTGGCGTTTGCAGAATAATATCAACGCCGTAATCAGATGACCGGGGCGTTAGCGTAACCTCCCCCCTTTTTGACGCTGCCAGCAATCCGGCAACGTAACGCTCAAAGTCTTCGCCGGTGTGTACGTTTGCCAAAGAAGAAATATGGCGCATTTTTGATCTTCTCTTTTTGAAAATTATACTTAATAAGATGCAAACGCTCAAAACAACTAAAGCCGGCATGGCTTGTCCAGCCACCAACATTAATATTGAAACAATAACACCGACAATTATAAAAAGCTTTGACATATATTGATACCGATTATATTTGTACCAACGGGACCTTTTTACGCATCATGACTTTGCCGAAACACATAAGCGATCGCCCGGAATCATGGCGGATGGTGATGTCCGCGTCGGAGCGTTCCCGGTTAAGACTGAGCAGATAGGCGTTGCCGAAGGCATCTTCTACATACTGTTTGACGAGGTATTCACCATCCAGAAGAAAAGCGCCGATATCGCCGATTTTCAGCCTGTTTTTAGTGCAAAGGGCGATGGAACCATCCACTAAATACGGTTCCATGCTGTCACCATTTACCTTTATGGCAAAGTCAGCCGGGCTGTCAGCCGGGACTTCATAATCCGTCCACTGGCCACCGAAATCTGGCTCCGCCGGTCCGGCTGCGAAGCTGTTTTCAAACAGGGGGATGATCTTTGTCAGTTTCAATTTGATCATTTTTGAATCATCTTCATCATCCGGCGTGGATTTGATAAAATTGCTTTCAACATCGATCACACTGTCTACAACACGCTTGCCGCGCTCATCCAGGGCGCGGTATTTTTGTATGATAGATTGCTCCTGATCTGAATAATCATTAGTGCTTAACTGCTTTTTTGCGGCATCTTTCCACCCTGTTATATTGTCTGGTTCAACATTAAATATTTCCGCCAGTTTTTCAATTTTCTTGAGTGGAATATTATACACAACACCTTTTTCGTACTTGTAAATTGCCTGAGACGATGTGCCGATCATGGCAGCAAGCTCCTCTTGCGTCAATCCGGCACGTTCTCTATAAAAGCGGATGCGCTCACCGACTGTCATAACGACAACCCCCTTTATTATAATGTGTGTAAGCGAATTATAACACATGACTTGAAAGTTTGCAAGAAAAATAAAAAATTTTTTAAAATTGACTTGACAGGTTTAAATAATGGTGATATTATGAAAACAACTTAAGAGGTTGGAGAACGGAGGTGAAGTGATGTTCAACAGGAACGCACTCCGGGCCGAAATGGCACGCAACGGGAAAACACAGGCTGAATGTGCAAAGGCCATAAATGTTTCAAATTCAACGTTTTCAAGGAAAATGAGAACGGGAGAATTTACTTTGGGCGAAGCAGACGGTTTAATTAATTATCTCGGAATTGCTACCCCGGACACTGTTTTTTTTGCCAAAAAACCAACTTGACAGGTTGAAATCTTTTTTTGCGGTGCCCTTAAAAAAGCGAATTTCCCCATTGACAATTCACTATATGGATTAAGGTGAGAAACAATGGACGAACAAGAATACAAACTGACGCCGAAAGGGGCGGCCTATGCCGTTTTGCTTGACATGGACATGATAAAAATCGACTGCCACACGCAAATCCGCATACAGGCGTTTTGGGACAAGTTTTCAGCGATCTTATGCCGGTTATACGGCTACAAAAGCAAAGAGGAATTATGGAACACCGTTAAAAACGGGGGAAGGAAGGATGAATAAATGGTAACAGCCGTACAGATCACAATCATCATTTGCGCTACGCTCATTATCTTATCAATCATCGGACATTTGTTTAAGAGGGGATAGGTGAGAGCATGGGCAGGGAAAAGGAATTGTTTAGGTACAATTTAGAGCTTGTAAAAGAACGCTGGCCGAAGGCTGAACTGATCCCGCAAAAGGAAGTGGCGGCGTTTTTGGGGATTAGCTATAAAGCGATTTGCACCGATAAACAAATGCCATTTCAAAAAGTGGGCGGCCGATATTACATAACGCCGGCGAAACTGGCGAGCTGGCTGAGTTAAGGAGACGATAAGATGTTTAAACGATACAGAGGCAAACACAAAGGAAAAATATCGTGGGTAAAGTTTTGTGTTTTTATGGGCGGTTTTTTGCTTATTCTTGGCGGGGTGGGGGCTTATGAGCTTGACCACATACCACTCATAACAATGATATGCGAGGCAGCCGGAGGGCTGATGTTAATGGGATTGGCGGGGCTGATAGATGGATAGATACGCGCCGCGGAATGTCATGAACACGGACAGGATACCAAATCCGTGTATAGATTGTTCGCGTCGGTCCATAGGCTGTCACGGCGTTTGCGCGGAATACGGCGACTATAAAAAGGCGATAGAGGATATGAGGGCCGCTATAAAGGCTGATAAGGCCGTGGACGAGGTGGTGGACGCCTATGTCTCGCAAAGGAGCAGGAGGATTAAAAGGGCGTTGCAGAACGAAAGGGGGAAATCGTAATGTCGATGGCTTATGAAATGCGGATAATGCCGGAATCGCCTTTAAACCCGAAAGAGCCGATTTTTATGATTGCAGATTGCGGACATGAAATCATGGAGGGCGAAACGGTTTATTGGGATGTACAGGGAGATGGCGTTATATGCCGTGATTGCGCCGAGGAAATAGCTCGGCAACTGAGTCTCGACGAGATTATGTCGCTTCTTGGCATTGCTCATGGCGAGTATATTCCGGGCAAGGATATCGAATGGGAGGTTTAGGGGGATCATACATTGATAAACATAGCATACAACATAGACTGCATGGAATATATGAAAACCGTGCCGGACGGGTATTTTGATCTTTGCGTTTGCGATCCTCCTTATGGATTATCAATTACCGCACGGCACCCAGAACACACACACACAGCGCGGGCGGCCATCGTTGGCGGGGGAGGGCGGCCCTTCGGCGGCAAGAAAGGCACGAGTGTATGGAAAAAACAAAAAAGCCTTGGCATATCAAAATTTTATCCCGTGTTCGACGACAGCTCCCCGCCGGACGAACGGGCATTTAGGGAGCTATTCAGAATAGCAAAAAATGTCATTATATGGGGCGGCAATTTCTTTTTGAGCTATTTAGGCCCGGCAAGCTGCATGATAGTTTGGGACAAAAAGAGGCGCGGATTAGATCAGGCGGATTGTGAAATAGCGTGGACGAATTTAAAACAGCAAAGCCGCATTTTTGAGTACAAATGGAACGGTATGTTACAAGAGAACATGAAAAACAAGCAGATACGCATACACGCGACAGAAAAGCCTTTTGCGCTGTATACATACTGTTATCAGCTATGCGGTCTAAAACCGGGGGACAAGGTTTTTGACGGATATTTAGGCTCTGGCAGCTCACGGATAGCAGCCTATGACATGGGGCTTGATTTTATCGGTTGCGAGATTGACAAGACGATTTTTGATTTACAGGAACAGCGCTTTGCCGATTATACGGCGCAGGAAAGTTTATTTGCGAACGATTACGAACAAATGACGATATAGGAGGAAAAAATGACACAAGAAAAACTTAAAGAAATATTGGACAAACACAAAAAGTGGCTTAATAACGAGGCGGGCGGAGAGCGCGCCGATCTGCGCGATAGCAATCTGCGTGATAGCGATCTGAGCGGTAGCAATCTGCGCAATAGCGATCTGAGCTATAGCAATCT